ATGGAAGAAATAAAACAACTGGAGAAAAAGCATGGATTTGAATAAGTACGAGATTCGTACTATCGCAGGTCAGCATCGTCCTTATAAGGTGTATAATGCTTCAGGAGTACTGATAGCAGCTACCCGTAATAAAGAACAAGCTGATTTAATCATCGCTATCCAAACAAAGATAGCTTAGTAACGAGGTAACATATGACCGAAATGGCAGAAGCCCCAGAACAGGAAGAACTAGGAATTGTCGGTTCCGATCTTACAGAGGACACTTCGGGTCTTTTGGAAGATGCAGGTATGGGCGAGTCCACTCAGTCTGAGGCTCCACAGGAAGGTTTTGATCCATATACTGTAAACTGGTCTACTGTTCGCGAGGAAGAAGTCCCCGAAGAGTGGAAACCGCAATTACGCACTATGCGTAACATATACGGTATGGTCAATAAGACCAATATGGATATGCGTGATACACAAAAACAAATGGAAGATGTCACGGCACAGTATAGTAACGCACTAGGCGCAACGCAACAGATAAATCAGGCACAAAACCCTAACGCACAAAACCAAGATCCTAACGCGCAGGCCCAGGCGTCATCGTCCGTACTAGAGAATTTTGGATTCACTCCCGGTAACAATGGGTATGATGAAGCAGTAGTAGTCGAGGGTATTGCAAATGCCGTCATAAACCCGCTACTAGGTCAGGTTCAAGCATTACAGCAAGAACTTGGTACTCTTCAGCAAAATGTTCAGTATCTGAGCGGTGGAGAACAGAACCGAGTTGAAGACAAAGTTTCTGGAGAGATTCAGGAAGCTGTCCAATCGGGTCATAGCCAGGAAGCGCTAAGGGATTATCATGAGGAAATTTCTAGACTTAGAGGATTACCTAACCGTGAGACCGGTCAACCTCACACAGTACGTACGGCATACGAGATGGCGTCTGGTCGCCGATCGGAAGGTAATGTCAATTCTAGAGACATAATTCGTAATGCACAGCAAAGTGTTGCTCCGCGAGGAGGTGGTATGGGACAGTCTAATTCAGATTTGTCCGATACTGAAGTCCTCACAGGGCTTAAAAAATTAGGTTTTGGATAACTTAGAAGGTAATTTATTATGGCTGCTACTAGTACCACTGAAACATGGGATGCGGCGTGGACTCTCACGATGCGTTCCAAGCGTAAGCGTCTTACGGATAATATTTTCGATGAATATCCGTTGTTGAAGATGCTGTCGGGTAATGCTGAAGTCGAAGGCGGAGGCAAGGAAATCCAAGAGGACTTGCTGTATGGTAAGAACTCTGCTACTTGGTTTGACGGATACGATACGGTCAACACAGATGCTGTTGATGGTATCACGATGGGATATGCACCCTGGCGTTATACTGCTACTCCTATCACTATCTCTATGACTGAGCGTGATGAAGGTCGGCTTAGTGATGCTGCTAAGAAGATCCTCGAAGCTAAGACTCAGCAGTCTATGTTGACTGCGCGTGATGCCGTTAATGCGGCGTTCTTTAGTGCGCAAACTGGTAAGTCTACTCTAGGCTTGCAGGATTTGATTGCTGATGCTCCAACGAGCGGTACGGTTATGGGTATTAATCGTGCTAATGAGTCTTGGTGGAGGAATCAGGCTGATACTACGTCTTCGGATGTAGATAGTATTTCGAGCAATATTAATGTCGGTACTCAGCGTTTGGGTGCTGTCTGGAATAGCTGCTCTGAGGGTAACGATACGCCTTCGCATATCTTTACTACTTTGACGGTGTTCGGTGACATGCAGAACCTTTTCGAAGGTACTGGATATGCTCGTTTAGCTGCGGGTGAGACTGGCAAAGCTGACGCAGGTTCGCCTATCTTCCGTGGTGCCACGATCCAGTATGATCGTGATTGTCCGTCACAACACGCATATCTTATCAACAGCAAGTATCTGAAGTTGAAGATACAGCAGGGTAAGAACTTTGCGAAGACGGCGTTTAAGGAACCGGTTAATCAGTTCGCGATGGTTGCGTATATCGTGTTTGGTTGCCAGCTTGTTATCAACAATGCGCGGCGTCATGGTGTCGCCACTGCGCTAACCTAATATCCTGCCTCCAAGCCAATGGAGGTTTACCCCTGCTCATAGGGAAAGGAAATTACGATGTCACGTAACGATAACCTTAATTTTGAAGTTGGCGGAACTATAGGTGGATCAGCTGAAGGCAATCAGGGTATTTATGAAGAGTCTTCGTCTGCTAAACATCCGCTAGGGCAGAAGTTGGAGTTGATTGACGGGCGTGTTTTCCGTTATTGCAACTTTGACGCTGCCGTGACAGTAGGAAAACTAGTTGGTGCTGACCAGTCTACGGGTGCCGCCGACGAGATTTCTGATGGAACTATCGCCACTGGCACTGCTGGCTCTAGTGTAGTCACTTTGACTGCTTCAGGCTCTTCTGGGCCTCCGGCTGACTTTGAAGGTGTGGAGGCCAATGACTATGCAGGCTCTTATCTGCATATCACTGATGGCGCTGGCGAAGGCTTTACCTACCGGATCAAAAGTAATGGCGCAGCTAGTAGTGATGCTGTCGAGTTTACGCTCTATGACCCTATTGTGACGGCACTTTCTTCGGGTGCTACTGATTGGGCTATTAGCGCGAGCCGTTACAATAACTGCCATGTCACCGATGCGACTCAGGGTACCATTGTTGATCCGTTTCCAACGGGTGTGACAATGCGAGGCGTAACGTCTGGATACTTTGCGTGGGTACAGACCCGAGGGCAGGCTATGTGTCTAGCCGACGGTACGATCACTGAAGGTAACAGACTCACGGTATCGGATGGCACTAATGGTTCGGTGCAGCTTAAAGATGCCGAGACTGAAATAGAGATTGGACACGCTCTAACTACAGTTGCAACTGGTGAGTATGCTCCAGTAATGTTGAAATTGGAGTAATATTACTAAGGTGGGGGCATCGAGACGGTGTCCTCACCTTATTTACAAGGAGCTTACAAATGCCAAAAGTAGGTGGTAAGAAGTTCTCATATTCCAAGGCAGGTCAGAAAGCTGCCAAGACCTACGCTAAGTCTACAGGGAAAACTGTTACTAAGCGTAAGCCTAAACGTAAACCCAAATGAATAAATCAACCGAAACTCCTAAACCCGTTACGGACAGTGCTGTCCCGAAAGACGCGCTTACCGCGGATGCACTAGTAAAACTCATCCAAGGGTCGTCTGACGAAACTAAGAATCTTATGGCTAAAGCTCTTGGTGTATCAACGGTCACTAAGAAACGGCGTAAGGGTAATATTGACGCACTCCAGAATATGCGTACTTATGGAGAAGCGTATCACGGTGAGGATTTTGTCCCTGTAGCTCCAGAGGCGATTGCGCTTAAAGGCGAACGTGCTGTAGAGCTATGGCAGAAGAAATGGCTTGACGGAAATCAGGTAAGTAGCACGGGTGTTGAATACGATGACGATTTCGAGGCTTTGGCTCTAACCGCGAGTGAGTAATTATGACTCCGCAGACTATATTAGATATAGCATTACGACGTGCAGGTTTGACGATTACTAATCAAACGTATCGAGATAATGCCATAGATTATGCAAATATGACAATGGCAGAGTTATTGTCTATGCCTTGGGTATTTAGGCATAAGCAAGGTACGTTTAGTACGTCTTCTGGTACGTCTGAGTATGATCTAGCATCTGATGTAGCTCATACTAGGCATTTTAAAGATACAACTAATGATAATCCGATTAAAATTGTAACTGAGAGTTATATAGATGAGTTAGACATAGACAGGTCAGAAACTGGCGATCCTAGGTTTTTATTCTTCAGTGGCGTGAACGAGTCCTCTGACGGAGAAACTCAGGTTACGCTATATCCTCAGCCAGATTCCACAGCTACGGTTACCTACGAATACGTAGCTGATGTGCCTGATATTACAACTACTAATCTTACTACTAATTATGATATATACGCTCCTGTATGGTTTCAAGCCGCTATAATGCATGGTATATCAGAACTGTATCATTCTGAAAAGGGTGATGCTGAGGGAGCGCTTAAAGAAAACGAGTATAAACAAAGCTACGTACAAACAGGATTAATGTACAATCGTAATGTTAGTTCAGATCGTAAATTCCGTATGGGGCGTAGAGATTCTATGCCAGGACAATTTAGTTTCGTAGTTCAAGAAGGTTCATTACAGGTAGCTTCCTAATGGCAATACAAGCGGAAGGTATTCAATTTGGCCCGTGGCAGACAGTAAACTACTCTGTCCCTGCTATTGATCTACAGCCTAACGTGCTGTCTAGGATTGAAAATATGTACCTAGATAACGCAGGATCATTGAATACTCGGCGGGGAACAGCGAAGTACATATCTAGTGCTTTGTCTAGTTCCCCGTCTATAGTGGCTACGGGTAAGCAAAGATTTACGGCATCTTCAAGTGCGGTGTTTGCTATTGCAGGAGATAAGTTCTTTGAAGATATAAGTGGCACATGGACAGATCGTACAGCCTCGATTAGTATTACATCACATATAGATAAGTATTGGATCACGACTAATGCAGGTGGGACATTAATAGGAGTCAATGGTATAGGTAACGACGCGCCTATTAAGTGGCCTGCTGCGGCAGGTAATATAGCAGCCGCGGGTATGGGATCTAGTGGGGTTACTTCTGCGGATTCGACTATATTCTGGGATAACAGGCTTTGGTATGTCAGCACCAACCAAGGTGAGCGGTTAGCTCATTACTCTTCAACCACAGATATAACATCATTTGGGGCTAATGATTATTATATCACAGATGGTCAAATCACAGGTGTAGCACCCATTAAGAGCTTCCTAGGTCTCCATAATGAGGATGGC